GTCATATCAACATCAGACTGGTTTAACAAATTTTTAGTTAAATTGTTAACGCCGTTTTGCTGCTCTAGGAACTCATAGTAAGCTTCTAAGAAAGCAACGAAATTTTCATGGTCGTTTCTAACAAAAAAAGGAAGTTGAGACGCGACTAAATTTGATATTTTGCTGTTGCTGATCATTTTTTATGCTGAAACAATTTCTATTTGATACGAGAGAGGATTATTAATATCGATGTCTACAATCTTATTTCGGACAGAGTCAATAATTTCTTTATCTACAAATGCATTTATTGACAATATGTTTGATTCGTAATAGTTATTTGTTGCTACCGATACAGGTAATAGAGACTTGAGAACAATTATTCCATTGTCATAGTCTACTGTTCCAGCATCGTTATTAACGAATATTTTTTCTCCACTTTGATTTAGATAATATGTTCTAAGAGTTCCAACGCGAGACTGAAGAACAGGATCTATAACTACACCTGATCCTGTGTCACCTGATATGGACACAGTTGCTCTTGTATAGTTAGAACCTTTACTAGTCATTTCAATTGACGCAACTCTGCCACCATAAAGTTTGGCAATACCCTTTGCTCCTGTGCCATCGCCAGTGATAGTGACTGTCGGAACTGTAGTATAGTTTATACCACCATTCACAATATCAATTCTTTCGATGCCAGAGTTTATTGATGGTACCTCTTCAAAGAATACCTGTCTTGTGACAAAGTTTGTATCAACAATACCTAGTGAAGGATAAGATGATATTGAGCTATTAAAATCACCTTTCTTTATAGGTACTCCATAGTCAACTGTATAGCTTTTTGATTGACTCAAAGTAATTGGAATTCTCTTTTGGAGTATAACCTTGATATCGGAACCAGTAATAGATTTTTCCGATTCTTGAATGTACTGCTGTAATAACGACTTCTGAAAACCAGACCTAAACTTACCAAGATAGTCTATCTTATAATCTTCAATAGAAGCAACAACAAAAGTTCTAATCTGAGCCGCTGTATACTGAGTTAAAGTTGGATCATAGTATACGGATCCACGGACAAAGATATATGTATAAGACGGATCAACGATTTCAGGCAAAACAGTTAGAACATTTCTATTTTCAATTAGACTGTTCTTGATGCTTTCTTTTTCCAAATTACTAAGGAAGAAATTTTCTTTAGTCTTCAATGATAAGAATACCTTACCGTAAACAACAGGAACATTATCTTCACCGCCCCATACAGCTACCGAATCGATATTTGTATAGTCTTTGGTAATTAGCGTTTCATAGTCATATATGGTAACAGCACGATTTTGTGCGGTATAATAATAGGGTGCACGATACTTGACCTGCTCAATTGTTTCTTTTTCCGATCCAGAATATGTTGAGCTTGTTGATGTTATTCTGACATTATCATTATATAATCCACCAATAGTGTTTGCCATGGAAAACGATGATATCTTATTGCCAATAACGCCTAATGTATCAATATATGTGATATTGATTATATTGCCATTTTTAGGTCTTCTGCCTATTACATTATCACCAAAGTAGACAGTGTATTCTCCTTTTTCATTCTCTTCAATAAAATATACCGCAGAGTTTGGAGTAAGCTCAGTCAAATCTTGAGCTAGATTATATGATATGGTCTCTGTATTAGAAGCGGACTCTTGAGTGGTAATAACTATGGTATTTGTATCAATGTTTGCAGATGGAATATCAAATCTTCTTTTGATGTTTGATGAGTCCATTAGATATTGTCTGGTTACAACTTCACCCTGCTTTATGGTAACATTTGAGAATACAAAAGAATTGTCAATTTTCACAACGGTATTGGAATTTAAAGCGACGAAGGGATAGTTAATACCATCAATAGCTGAACCTAAAAATCTTGCATATCTGTCTAGAGTGAGTACACTGGTAACCTGATCTTCAGATATTGAAGGCGTCACAGTGATATTGAGTTTAGTCTCAGAACCATGAGAACTTTCTGGAACATAGTTGATTAGTTTTGCATGTGAAACGGTAGACTGCCTGATCTTTGATGTGTCAAGGAACATTTCATTTGCAATCATATTCAAATAATAAGCATTATAATGTGTGTTCAATGCCAGAATGTCCAATAGGACATTCATACCAGAACCTTCAAAGTCATAATCTTGGAATCTAGTTTGATTCTTTAGAAAATCTTTTAAATTGCTCTTAATGCTATCAAAATCAAGGTCTGCTATTACTATTGATGTATTGGCCGCCATCAGCGAATTCTTTCTAGAAATATTGTTGTTGTTACAGGTAAGTTCCTATTCAATATAACATATTGCATTGTAGCACTGTATCCATTGTTATCGTAATCAAATACCACATTAACGTCTATCATTTCGACTCTTGGTTCGTAATTTCGTATTACTTCCATGATAGCGTTTTTTAAGAAAGTGGCTGTTAATGGAGTGGCGTTTTCAAACAATAGTTTTAGAGCACCAGATCCAATTCCTGGTCTAAATGGCTTTTCATAAAAATTAGTTAGTATCAAGTTACGAACGGAACGTTTTATTGCATCTTCACCAATCTTTATTAAAACATCACCAGTCGTTGGATGTGGAAGAAAGTCCAAATCCAAGTCTGAATAGTCTAGTTGTCTTGATGTTACTATCGGTCTTGCCATATTATTATTTATGTCTCTCTATTGGGACTAGTGGGTTTCTTGAACGATACATCACTAGAATCGGCGCTTTGTGATGCACCAGAAGCAAGTAGAATATTAGGCGCACCATCTGTACCGTCAGCAGCAATAGAGCCGCCCTGCAATGATAGTTTAGCGGAAGTTTGTAAGTTTAATGCTGAATCAGACTTCATATGCATACTGCTGCCAGCTTCTATCATCAACTTTCTTGCAGATTTTATACCAATATTCTGTTTTGCTCCCATAGCAATTGAATCTTCCGTAGAAGCAAGGGCTAAACCACCATCAGACGATATTGTGGTAATACCATGAGATGATATTTCCGATGATCCTTCCATTTTCATGGTCATATCTTTGGCTGTCGTATGATAATCGCCACGAATAGTTTGATTTAAATTCTTTGTTGTCATGTTCATATCGCCATGCACAGTCATATTATAATTGCCCTTGACTGTTACATCATAGTCTTTATCCACACTTAAACTGGCCGAACCTTCTACGGTAACGTCATATGCGCCCGTAACAAGCATTCTATTTTCACCAAATACAACATTATATTGCCCATTTTGAGAAGTGAATACTATTTTACCATCTGGTGTAAATTGGATCATAGAACCACCACGATGCTGGAGAGTGACATGTTCACTACCCTTGGTGTCATCCATCATCATCACATGACCAGACCGAGTCTTCTTAATATAGTAATTTGGATATTCACCACCGGATTCTCTTGCATCTGGCGGTGTGTTATAAGATTTTGGAGTTTGTCCTACTGGATTACCCGCTGGTGTATATTCTGGCATTATATTTCCTTTTTCACTTACTAAATAACTCGCTCAAAATTTTTCCACCTGTATAAGCCACTCTGCTTAAATTATTTAAATTCTGTCTAGATTTAGTACCAGGTGCAATAACGCCTTCCATCATATTCTTAGCAATAGTTTGTTTATCTGAAGGCAATCTATCAAATAGAGAAGACATAACAGAAGCAGAAGCGCCGAACATATTAGTTTGAGAGCCGCTTGGGAATCCAGCACCAGAAGTCATTAGACCAGAAAAAGCTTCAATTGCTTTTTGCACAGGTTCTGGAGTTTCATTAACCATCTGTCCAGTGGGAGATAAACTCATTTTTATTACACCAAACGCTGTTGGAATATCAAATGAGGCACTACCTAACTTGTCTAGACCAAATAAAGAGGTGTCATATTGAAGACGCTTCACATTTTCCACAACTTCACCTAAAGATTGATTACCCTTTAATAGACTGGTAGCATTAGTCAAGAATGTTGTGGGGTCAACTTTACCCATAGTATTGAATCCACCGCTCTCATTAATTTCCATTGATTGCATGAGATTGAACATACTCTGAGTGCCCTGAGCAATTTCTACTGGCATGGATGATAACATCTCATCTAGTGCGGATGATGTGAGAGATGTTAGTAAGCTTCCTAAAGAAAAATTGGTACCAGGTAGTGCTGCCATCATAGTGCCAGTAATGATATTACTAAATGACTGGGTTGCCGTAGACACGCCTGTAATTTGTTTTTGTATTAATCCTGCAAGAGGATACATTGAACCAGAAGATGGTATTCCTTTTAATAGATCGTGCTTATGCTCAAAACCTTTTTCTTGAATTTGACGAACTCTTGCACCATTTATAATTGTTTCTATTACATTTGGTGCTGGATTTAATCCAGTTGTTGCGCCAAATGCTGTAACCAATGCATTTAAAGCAGTATTTAAATTATTATTTTGAGGGCTACCACCGTCTTGTCTGGTAGGTTGAAGACATCCTATAACCACAAGACTACTTGCTCCGTCTGGTTCTTTTGTTCTCATGCATACGAGAGCTTGACCCGGATCAACACAGCCATTAAACTCAGTAGCTCCCCCTTGATTTGGCTGCATCATAACTGGAGAAAATCCTATATGATCTGTTGATACGCCATTACCCATATGATGTGCTTGATAAACTCTTATTGTGCCATCTTGATTTGGTGCTGGATCTCCCTGATGCCCACCGACGCAATATCCTATTGTGAAATTGCTCTCTGAAGCATTATTAAGGTGTCTACTTATCATGCTATACTTCTCCTTGTCCAGCAGTTTGTGCCACACAATCCATTGTTGTTGTTGACAGACCGCCTTTTTTTATTGTATGTACCAAATTAACGATTAAATATGTCC